ACTCGGTTGAATTACCAATTGGTGATTCCCAACCAACTTACGCATACGCTGCATAAGTTACTGAGTTGTCTAACACTCGGTCATAAAATAAGTTAGACATCAACTCACGGCCACATCGAGTATAAAATGTGTACGGAACTATCTCGGAAAATAGTTGGTGGTTTGTAGGTAACTTCTCAGAGGGTAGTAACCTAACTAAACTGTGAATGACTTAATATTGATAATAGACAGGACTGGGGTTCGAATCCCCACACCTCCACAAAACAGCAAGAAAACACTTGTAAATGGTTATAAAAAGTTGTAAATTCTATATATGAAAAAATACTATTATGAAAGAAGTAATTTGCTTGAAAGTGATGTGAACATCAACTTTGAGGAATTACTATATATGAACGAAAAAGAAACTTCTGAATGGATTGAAAAACTTAGAAGTTTTATTATATCTGAATGGGATGATAAGGGTATTCCACCAACTATCGGTTCCAATACCAAAGTTATAAAAAAGAACTTTAAAAAACTTAGAGAGTATGATGTTCACAATAAATTTTTAATCCACGATGATGATGGTAATAAAAATGTAATTAAGAATTATAATAAACATGCTAGTAGTGTTAATCAATTCTTTCCAACAATGTTAAAGACTCGTGTTCAGAATGGTAGTATCTATGATTGGTTTACTGATGAGTATAAACATAAGTTTGAAAAGGTTATACTGAGAATATTAAAAAGAGATTCAATGTATAATTGGTCAAAGTGTGTCTTAGATGGTGAGGAAATGCCAGAGAACTTCTTTATCGTACAACACAAACATAACGCTGTCGAAAGTATGTATAAGACTTTATCAGTTGAGGAAGTAGAGAAGTTAGATGATAAACATAAAACCAATCTACCAAAAGAATTAGATGGTGATACATATAAATTCTTGGTTAGGAATGTTTTAAGGGGGCCCAAACAAATTAAGTTGAAGTTATTCCCAGCTGGTATACAAGCTTTTAGATTAGGATTAGGACAACCTGCTGTAAACTTTCCACCATTGACAGCCAGATATTTGTATGAAAGATTTACAGACCATATTAATATCAATGAACTCGAACCCAAACAATTAAATATCTACGACCCATCAAGTGGTTGGGGTGGTAGAATATTAGGTGCTATGTCTTCATTAAAAAGAATACATTATATTGGAACAGACCCAAACACAGATAATTTTATTGATGAGGTAGGTATATCAAGGTATGAATATGTTGCTAATTTCTTTAACAATGAGGTTTTAGAAAGTAATAATTTTTGGGAAGAAGAAAAAAATACATTTCACTATTTTCAAGAAGGTAGTGAACACATTGGAAACCATCCTGATTTTCAACAATACAAAGGTAAGTTAGATATGGTGTTTACATCACCACCTTACTTTGATAGAGAACAATATAGTGAAGATGAAGAACAATCATTTAAGGCATATCCTAAGTATGATGATTGGAGAGACAACTTCCTTAAACCTACATTAACTAATGCATATCAAAGTTTAAGGAATGATAGATATTTATTATGGAACATCGCCGATATCAAAATCGGTAAAGATAAATACCACCATCTTGAACAAGATAGTATCGATATAATCGAAAACCTCGGTGGAGAATATCAAGGTAAACTCAAAATGTTGATGACTTCAATGGTCGGAGTTGACCAATCTAATGTCAAAAACTCGGTAAAGGTTAATGGGACTTATTTAAAGTATGAGCCTATTTTTATATTTTATAAAAAATAGCTTGACTTTGATTGCTTTTTTTAGTAATTTCTAATATCAAAACGAGGTATAATAATATGTTAAACAAAACTATAAGTACAACTACAGCTATCGCGGGGATGGTGTTTGTAACTTTTATGAATGGGTACATCTCAACAAGTATGATGACCAAACATTCAAGTATGTATAAACAATCAAGTGATTCATTAATGGTAATGAATCAAAAACTACATGAAGAACTTCACGAGTTTTATAAGTCTGGTATCGAGGTTGATGTCACAATGTACCAACCTGTATATCCACAGACCGATAAAACACCAGACATAACTGCAGATGGAACAAGGATTAGGATACATTTAGCTTCCGAATATAAGTTTGTAGCTCTGTCGAGAAATCTTTTAAAAAGATGGGGTGGCCCATTTGACTATGGTGATTTCATTTTAATAAAGGGAACTGAAACTAAGGATGGAGTGTATCAAGTAAGAGATACTATGAATCCTAAATGGGTTAATGTTGTGGATATTTTAGAATCCAAGCATGTAGAACCATACAAATATGAAAATGTCCACATCTACAAGATGAATTGGACAGACAATTTACAGTTAATACAAAATAATAAATCATAAATAAGGAGTCAAAGATGGCTAAAAGAGGCAGAAAAAAGGCATACAAATATTCAGATAAACCAATTGAAGTTGGTGATTGGGTGTATCCTACTAATGTTCAGATTGGAAAGTTCGAACCAGCATATCAATGTACAGAAGTTCATGATGGTGGTAAAAAATATACCGTAGTTCAAACGGAAGGTTGTTATCAACACAAGATGACTATAGATAAGAAGAAATTAAAAAGGTTATAAATGAAACAATTAACAGAAGAACAATTACTTGGTAATTGGGAAAAGCTGTTACAACTCGTAGAAGATACATTTGAGGGTGACCGAAAGGAAAAACTCTTGGAGATGTATAAATACTTTGAAGATAGAATGGTTGTAGCTCCAGCAAGTGGTAAAGAAGAATACCATTATTGTTACGCTGGTGGTTATGTTAATCATGTTCTTCATGTGGTTGAAACAGCATTAGAAGTATCCAAGACCTATGAAAAGGTTGGTGGTTATAAAGATTGGACGGATGAAGAATTAATCTTTTCTGCCATGCACCATGACTTGGGTAAGGTTGGAGATTTAAACTCAGAGTATTATATTCCTCAAGATAATGATTGGAGAAGAAAGACTCTTGGTGAGGTTTTTACACACAATACAGATATAGATAATATGAGGGTAACCGACAGAGCGTTGTTTATATTACAACACTTTGGTATTAAGGTTAATATGAAAGAAACTCTTGCTATCAAGGTATCTGATGGGTTATATGACGAAGCAAACACATACTATATGAAAGTGTTTGATGCAAGTCGTTCCTTAAAAAATCATATGCCATACATCATACATTGGGCTGACCATATGGCAACACAAGCCGAGTATGACGAATGGAAACGAGGTGACGAAGATGAGAAAGAAGAGATGGAAGCTCGTTTAGATAAAATCAAGAACATAAGTGTGGGTACTGATAAACCTGCACCTAAAAAAGAAGAAAAGAAGTCTAAACATCAAGATTTGTTTGATGAACTTTTCGGAGAAAGTTAAATGCCAATATTAGAAAAATATGAAGTACAAGAAAATGAAGTTTGGTACAGAGCAGAAGTTACCGAAGAACAATTAAAAGAGTTTCAAGAAGCTGAAGATGGTGATTATCCTGATTGGGTTTGGGATTTAGATTGGGATTTGGAAAATGAACGACCAGGTAGTGATGAGCTAATGTCAATCGAAGTAGTCGAGGAAGAATAATGATATTAGAAATTATTTTAGGTTTGTTGGTTGTAATTTTTATTACCGAGAGTTATGTTATATGGAATTTACTTAGTAAGGTAGAGTTATTGGAAACTTGGGTCGAAGACTTTAGTGACAGAGTAGCTAGTACTTATGAGGAAATCCAAACAATAGATTCTACTGGTCATTTTGAAGCAGATGACGAAATCGGTAGTATATTTACATCCATTAAAGAAACAATTGAAGAATTAAACCAATACATAGAAGAGGATACAAATGCCAAGAAAAGCTAAAAAAGGTTCACCAAGATATTACTTTACACAAGTAACTGAAGATGCCATAATCCGTTACAATAAAGAGGAACGGGCTTATATGAAGGAAAGAATTTACAACGACCATATAAGAAGGGCCTTTGATAAGTTGTGTGAGAATATTATTCATACATTTAAGTTTTATTACTTTGATGTTTCAAGTGAACAAGTTAAACAAGAAGTAATATCATTTTTGGTATTGAATATGCATAAATTCAAAGAAGGTAAGGGAAAGGCTTTCTCATACTTTAGTATTGTTGCTAAAAACTATTTAATTCTTCACAATAATAAGAATTATGCTCATTATAAATCACATGATGGTTTGGATGTGTTAGATTGGAATA